TTATTCACCCCGCTTCGCCGCCTCTCGGGCATAGGCCGCGCAGGTGCTGCAACAGTATTTCGCCGCTGCCCGCCTCGGGTTCTCGATCATCTTTCCGCACCATTGGCAGGGGCGCGGCTGATGCTTGCGGAAGGTCGTTTGTGCATTGCACCATACAGAGCAGAACCGCTGATCGTCGTGATGTGCGCAGAAGGGTTTGCCGCAATGTTCGCAGAGCCGGGGGAATTGCAGCCGGTAGCGCGCCTTTACGCGAACCCGCTGGCACGTCAGGCTGCAATACCTGGCCGTGCTGATCTTTTCCGGGGGAATGGGTTTGCCGCAGACTTGGCAGGGTGGACGGTCGCGCTTGGCATCCAGCCGTGCCTGCTTGTCCAGATCGTGATAAGCGCGCATGTAGCATTCTTTGCCACACCACTCGCGCACCTCGGCCCTCGGCCCATCGGGTAGGACCGCCCCACAGCCCTTGCAGTAATTCCGCAGGTCCATCAGAGCCGCCGAACGGCCATGTCCAGCGCCGCATTCTCGCTTGCGTCCCGCAGCCGCCCAAGATGCGCCGAATGAGATTGAGCGCAGATCCGGCTGCAAAACTTGTGATGGCCCTCGGGCAAGCCCTTGTGGCACCGAACGCAGCACGCGCGGCCAATCAGGGTTCCAGCCTCAGTGGTCCAATCCGGTTGTCCTTGGTTCCATGTCGGACGGATCGCCCGCACCACGCGGAAAGCGTCGTCCAGCATGTCCCGCGCCGCCAGATCGGCAGAGTTCCAGCCCCAGCCCTGCCTGCACAGGTCCGACCGGATGCCTGCCCTAAGCGGACCTTCCAACCCGAACAAACTGCCGGTGTCGCCCGCCTCGAAAGCCAGTCGGATCACGCGGGCCAGTTCTTGCACCAGCATGTTATAGCGGGCCTCGCCCAGACGCCCGCGACGGGCATCATGCGCCCGCCTTGCCCGCCGGTTGATGAGATGGAGCGGCATCTGGAGCATGGCTTATTCCGCCCAATCAATGAAAGCCAACGCATCCTTGATGGTCGCAGGGTCCAGCCCGGCCTCTTTTGCCGCCGCCATGGCTTGCAGCATCGTGGACAGCGCCCGCGCCTTGCCGCCAGCGTCGAAAGCCTGCATGGGTCTGACGCAATCAATCGCCACGGGCGTGCCTAGCTTTTCGGTTGCTTCCTCGGCCATCAGGTTGGCGATGGGTTGCAGCACCAACTGCGCCAGGTGCCGCTGCGCCTCGCGGACCATTGGCCCGGTCGTGGCGGGGTTGTGCAGGCCGGGCAGGATCCCGAACGCGCCGAAGATCGCGCCCTTGGCATCGGTCAGCAGCCGGTCGGCCAGGGTCTTGGACAGGTCCGGGCTAAGCTGATCCGGTGACTTGCCGATGTTCGGAGCCATGCCCGCCGCGACAGCCTGCGCCGTGCCTTCGATCACCAGAGCCGCGCCGCGCCGCCCTCGGAAGCTGCGCCGCATCAGCGCCATGTCCTCGACCGATCCCTCGGGAACGGGCACGATCAAGGATCCTATAGGCGAGTCCTGGTAAACGTCGCGCAAGGCGGTTTCGATGGCTTCCAGAAGCTGCGCCGACAGCTTGGCCCGGCCAAGGGGTGCAGAGCCTGCCCAGGGGGTGACAGCATCGCAGCCGATGCGGAAGTGCAAAACCTCGCCTGCCAGCACGGTCTCATTCCGCCCGCCGCCGATTTCAGGCAGTCCCACGCGATAGGCGCGGGGTTGGCCGTAGCGGGTCGAGATGTCCCAATCGGTCGCCGGGATCAGGCGGTCACGAATCAGGAAAAGGCATTCGCCCCGCAAGGCCAGAGCGCGGGCGGTGATTGCCATGTCCCGCCGGGTCAACAGATCGGTGCCGGTCACATCGGCCAGCGACAGGCCGCTTTCCCAGAGGCTCACAGAGGTCTGCACGGCTGCGGTCAGTTCGCCCAGGCCAGATGCGCCAGAAATCCATGCCTCACGGGCTGCCAGCAGCGCGCTTGTGAAGCCCGGCTGGATGGCGGCGCGGGTTTCGACAGGATCAGTTTTCCGCGTGAAAAATGACAGCAGGCCCATGTCACAGCCTCCAACGGTTGAGGGGGTGAACCTGGTGTGGCTGCCCATACCCGGTTGCTTGCCACGCCCGCGCCTCGATCTGCGCTGCCGGATAGGCCGGGCGGGTGACGGCGCTAATCTCGAACAGCGCCGCGCGGGTGATGGTGCGCAGGATGCCCGCCCCGCGCCGCTCGATCCGTTCGCCGCCCTGATCCACGCGGAAGCCAGGGCTAAGGCCACGGATCAGGCCCTGGCCATGAGCCGCCAGAAAGTCCCGCGCCCATGTCGTGCCGCCGTCAATCTCGGCCTCGATGGTCAGCGCGTCGTCAGCGTCCCGCAGGGACAGGTTGCCCGCCGCCGTGGAGGCGAGAGGCTTTGCATAGTCGTGCTGCGAAAGCAGGTGGATTTCGCCGCCTGCCTCGAGCCGGTCAGCGAAAGCGCGCGGGGCGATAACCTCACGCCGCCCCCGTGCCAGTTCGGTTTCGGCCCCGTAGGGGAACCGCGCCGAAAGACGGGTTGCCCCGCCCTCGGCCCGGATTTCCAGCGTTCCGAGATTACCGCCCCACAGCATCAGGGTTCACCAATGCCGGTCAGGATGCGGGTCTGCATCCCGCGCGGGACGGTAAAGTCAGCGGTGACAAGCCCGGTCAGCACCAGCTGGCCCGAGTGGGCTTTGGTGTAAGGATCGCGGATCAGGTCAACGCCGCCCCAGATGCCCAGATAGCCCGGTGCCACGCCCTGCACGGTCGCGGTCAGGATCGCGGTTTCGTCGGGGATCACGTTCGAGATTGCCGGGGTGCCGACATGCTTGGTCAGGCGGTCCCATTCCGAAACAGCCGTGCCGGTGATGAGCGCATCGTCCAGTTCGGCCCAGATCGCCGGGTCAAAGCCCAGGTTCACCTGGTTGGCTGCCGTGATGGCGTTGGCTTCCATGAACGCCACGATCTGCGCCCGGAACGCGGCCCAGGTCGCGGTTGCACCAACTGCCGTCACAGGGATGCCATAGGTCGCCGCGCCGGGGACGATGCCCAGAGGTTCGCCAGCCGCGCCGCTGCCGTTCACGACAACCCGGTCCAGTTCCGCGCCGATGGCTGCGTTCATGTCGCGCCGGATGGCCTGTTCCAGCCCTTCGCCCGCCTGTTTCAGCGCCTTGCGGCTGATGACCATTTGAGCGCCCCCGGTATGATCCGGGTTCAGGCTGCGTTCGGTCGTGTCGAAGGGGGAAGGCCCGCCCACGTTGCCAAGTTCGGTCGTCTGCCAGCCAAAGACAGCGCCAGCGGTCGCCACGGGAAAGGCCAGTTCGCCCGCCGTGATGTTGATACGCTGGATCCCGAGACGCTCGGCAACCGAGTTCGGGAAAATGCGGTCGATGATCGGGCGGATCGTCTTGGGGTTCGGCACATCAGCCGCGACGGTTTCGCCCGCACGGGTTTCCAGAGCCGCCAAGGGGATCGGGATGCCCTGATAACCGCCCTTGCTGCGCAGTTCCTGCACAACCTCGGCAGTCGCGCCCGAGAGCGCCCGGCCTTCGTCCAGCGACAAGGCCACTTGCCGCAGTTCAAAGCGCCCGATCAGTTCCGCAAATTCACGATCCGAACGGGTTTCCAGATCGGCCCCGGCTTCGCGCCGTTCCTGATCCTCGGCCACCAGAGCGGCACGATAGCGGGTTTCGTTGGTGCGATATTCCTGATCCATGGTTTCCATGGAGCGGGTTTCGTCCTCGGTAGGGTTTTCCTTACCCACCAGACCCGCCAATGCCTGCCGGATTTCCGACTGGCGACGGGCGATCTTCACAGAGTCCAGCATTTGATACCTCATGTTGCCGGGTTGGGATTTGTCGCCAGATCGGCAACGAGTTGCCCCCAGGCTTGCCGCTCGGGGGTGATGATCGGCGCGGGATGCCCGCACTCGACCCTGGTTTTCTTTGTGTGGCAGGAGCTGCACCGAACGGCGCAATTCGCCGGGTCGAACGCCAGTTCGGGATGCGTCCGCACGGGCAGGATATGGTCGATTTCCAGCCGCCCGCGCCGGGTGCCGCAGTCCACGCAAGCCCATCCGTCCCGTTCCAGCACGATATGGCGCAGCACCTGCCAGCGTTTGGTTTTCAGGACGGGCCGGGAGTAGCGCCGCCATTCGTCGCGCGTCACGCCCATTGCAGCCTCGCTTTCCGGGCCGGTGCCGCCTTCATGCGCTGCCCCTGCGCCACCGCCAGCACGGTCGCCGCCGCAGCGTCGATGCGCCCAAGGCTGCGGCCCTTCGCCAGCTTGGCGTTCATGGCCGGGTCCAAGAGTGTCAATCGGCATCCAAACGTGCCCCCCGATCGGCGCCCAAAAGTGACCCCTCTGGCGATGTAGGAAGCAGGCCCGTGGCGGCGTAGCTTTCCAGCTGGCGCAGCCGACGCGGGCCTGCGTTTTGTGGGGCGGTCAGACTCGGGTTTTGATGCGCCAGCTGTCGTTGCCGGTCTCAACGATGTCGCAGTGGTTCAAACGATCGAGCAGCGCGGTGGTCATCTTCGCGTCTCCGAAGACGGTCGGCCACTCCCCGAATGCGAGGTTGGTGGTGACGATGACGGAAGTCTGCTCGTAGAGCTTGCTGACCAGATGGAACAACAACTGGCCGCCGGATTGGGCAAATGGCAGGTAGCCGAGTTCATCAAGGATGACGAAGTCGAGCCGCATCAGATGATCCGCAAGCCGGCCCGCCCTCCCTGCGCGGGCTTCGGCCTCCAGCCTGTTCACCAGATCGACGACGTTGAAGAATCTGCCCCTTGCACCGTTGCGGATGACGGCTCGCGCGATGGCCACGGAGATATGGGTCTTGCCGGTCCCAGTGCCGCCGACCAGCACGATATTGCGCTGCTGATTGAGGAATTCCCCGCTGGCCAGATCCCGCACCAACGTCTCGTTGATAGGCGTATCATCGAAGGTGAACTCTTCAATCTCCCGGGCATAGGGTAGCTTGGCTGTGGTAATCTGGTATTTGACCGACCGCGCCTTCTTCTCGTTGATCTCGGCGGCCAGAAGATCACCAACGATTTGGCGGGGTTCATGCTGGCGGCGCACAGCCACCGCCATGAGTTCGTCGTAAGCAGCGCGCATCCCGTAGAGCTTCAAATCGCCCATTGCGGCCATGATGTCGGCACGCTCCATCAGCTGGCCCTCCGCAGCAGATCATAGCGGGCGCAGTCCGCCACAGGTTCATGGGTCAACTTCAAGGCCGGAGAGGTCAGCAGAAGCGGTGGTGGCTCCGGATCGCGCCTGCGGGACAGAATATTTAGGATCACATCGGCAGAATGGACGCCTTGCGAGAGGGCTTCGGCACATGCTTTTTGCACCGTAGGCATGCCTTCCGTTAGCACAGCGCCGAGGATCTTTACCATCTGGCGGTCTCCATCCGAGGAACCCTGCAGCTTGCGGCGGATCTGTTCGAGAGCTCCGGGAAGAACCCAGTCTTTGAACGGGGCACCGTTACGCAGAGCCCCGGGTTTGCGAAGAAGAACAGGCACATAGTGCCAAGGATTGTAAACTGTTCGGTCTCGGCCGAAGTGGCGCGGGTGGTCTCCGACCAATCGACCCTCCTGCCGGATCTCGATCCGTTCCGCATAGGCCCTGATCTCGACCGGCCGCCCGACAGCCGTTGCCGCGACAGAGTATTTGTTGTTATCGAACCGCACGAGGCAGGTCTTCGATACCGCCGCAGGCAGCGAATGGAAGCCGTCGAAGCGCCCGGCATAGGGGACAAGGTGCGGGCGCTCTTTCTGAAAGACCTCCCAGACAGTCTTGTCCGTCAGCTCGGGATGTTTGCTGCTTCTGGCCGAGGCGATGCACTTATCCAGAAGCCAAGCGTTCAGTTCCTCGTAGCTCTTGACCCTGACCCGGGGCGAGAAGAACCGTTGGCGGACCGTGCCGACCTGGCTCTCCACCTGACCTTTCTCCCAACCCGAAGCCGGGGTGCAGGCGATGGGATCGACCAGATAATGGCTGGCCATCTGCAGGAATCGACGATTGTAGAGGCGCTCCTTGCCAACGAAGATGGTCTCCACCGCTGTCTTCATGTTGTCGTAAATCCCGCGAGTGCAGGTGCCCTTGAAGAAGGCGAAAGCCCGATCATGGGCGTCGAACACCATCTCCTGCGTCTCGCGTGGATAGGCCCGCACGAAGAACATCCGGCTGTGGCACAGGCGAACATGGGCCACCTTGATCGTGGTGGTCGCCCCATCAATGAGGACAACCTCGTGGCTCCAGTCGAACTGGTAGGCTTCACCGGGGGCAAAACTCAGCGGCACGAAGGCGGACGAGGCACCGGAGCTTTGAGTGCGCGCCCGGACCGAGGCATAGCGGCGGACCGCATCATATCCGCCTTCATAACCGAGGCCGCGCAGTTCCTCGTAGATCTGGATCAGCGTCAGGCGTTCCCGGCTGGCCCGCGCGGCATTGATCTCAAGCAACCGGTTAAGTTCCTCCAGCCAGGCACCCAGCTTCGGGCGTGGCTGCACGGTCCGGGTATAGGTGAACTCCGTAATCCCGGTGCGGATCACCTTCCGCACCACCTTCTTCGACAGCTTCAGATCGCGGCAGATCGTCTTGATCCCCTTGCCCTCGGTAAAATGTAGCCGCCTGATTTTTGCGATTGTCTCCACGATCAGCATCCTGCGCTCGGCCTCCGATAATCATCGAAGGCACATTGGACCCAACCCCCGGTCAGTGGGGTCCCTTTTGGACGCCGATCACCCCAGAAGCGGGGTCCTTATTCCACGCCGTTCAACAAGATGCAAAATAGGTTATAAATAGCATCACGATCAGAGTAATGAAAGTTTTGCTTACCTTCCGACCGGCAGGGGCAGCGGAAATGGTGATATTCTTTACCACAATTCCCACATATACGCCAAATACCGGGACGAACATTGAAATCGTGGATATGTATGTTTCAAGCTTGGTTACTCTTGGATAGAGGAAGATTGCGCAAAAAACGATGAGTGTGATGTGAGCTAACACAACAGCTATCGAAAGTATTGCCCTTAGCTTTCCTGCACTCAATTCCAGTCCTCAACCTGCCCATCCACGCGTTCTGAAATGCGTTTAGCTATGTGATTTCTGAGGATCTCGAAACCGTCATCATAATCGAGAGAGGTGAATCCCGTGGTTGGCTTTGTAGAGTTCACAGGCCATCGACGGATGCTCGTGACCGGAAGGTCTATCGTTATGCTGAAAGTGTCGCTAAACATTTGGTTGGGGTATACTTCCCAGTGAGACTTCTCCCAGACGCCAGCGCGTCCAGAAACTCCTGTCGCGGGTGCGAGAACATCCGCAACTATTCGTCCATTTCCCAGAGAAACTGAACACGTTATGTTCTGATCTGTTTTGCAGGGGCGGCCGATGATTTCCTCTAACGCATCCTCTACAACAGACATTAGCCTCCCAATCCCCTCTCCCCGCAACTCATAGAATGTTCTGCCGCTTACCGTAACAAATGCTGGCGGTGACCCGGCACCCTCGCCAAATCTTCGAGCCCAGTATGCGACCACCGATTTTTCCCGGAGCCACAGCACAACGTCATTCTCGAATCCAGAGATAGCAAGCCCGCAGTACCTTTCCAGATTGGACGGCATTAGCATTCTACGCTTAGGCACGCTCCAAGAACCATTCGCAGCAGGTCCGACAACTTCATCATCGGAGCACTTGCTAAATCTGCTTACGGGTAACTTCGATATCTCGTTGAATAGTTGGCGCTCATGGGTTCTATCTGCTAAAACTGCAAACCACTGTGGTATACATCCGCCGTCTGAGCAGTAGTAGACACCCTGGCAGGTTTCCAATTCTCGCATGGAAGTATTTTCGTTTGAAATTTCGGCCTCGCAGTAAATTGAATCCTGCAAGATTCGATGTAGTGGGAGCAAAGCCGACTGAGCTTCTGCTTCGAAACAAGCCAAGGCAAACGTGATCGCAATAAAAATATTGCGCATACTATTGAACCTCTTATTAAGCCTATTACAAACGTGTGCTTATTTTAGCATAACGAGAATCGCGACGAAAAACAATCGACTTCTTCAGTAAAGGGAAAGGTCCCCGTCCAGTTCGATACGAACGTCCTACACGGAACTCCTCCAAGCCAACCCAGCGGGCCGGTTTAGCAGGCCGCTGAAATAGTCGCCGAGCCGGAACTGTTTTCCGTCGTTGCAGACTTGGCAGCCCGACCTCTGGCTTTTGGGTCCGGAAGGCGCGTGTGCCCCACGAGGTTTTTCATCGTCACGCGGCCAGCAGTCGTGGCAACCGGGCGAGGTTGTTGGCGGCCATGGTCAAGATGAAGCGTGAACGGACCCTTTCGAGGCCGCGATAGACGGTCTGGGCCATGCCGCCGACGGTCTTGGCCCAGCCGAAAGCCTCTTCGATCCGTTTGCGGTGCTTGATCGACAGGGCGTATCCCTCGTGCCGTGTGGTTCTGGCGTCGATTGCTGAATATCTCGATTTCTGTGCGACATGCGGGGTAACACAGGCCTGCCTGAGATCAGCAACGAACTCGGCCGCGTCGAAGCCCTTGTCCGCGCCCAGCGTCAGCCGTCGGGTCGACCCCGGGGAATGGCGATGGATCATGTCGAGGGCGGCGCGCCGTTCCGCATGACCGTCGGCCTGCGTCAGGTCGCCCTGCACGATGAGCCCGTTCCGGTTCTCCATCAGGGCATGGCCCATGAAGCAGAGCATGGCGCCGGTTCCAGGAGATTTCTTGTAGAGCCGGGCATCCGGGTCCGTGGTGGAAGCATGGGTGGCGTTGGACCGCTTCTCGCCCTTGAAGTCGACCTCGGCATTGCGGCTCTGGCGCGTGGGTCGGGGCATCTGGGCGGTTTCAACTTCGGTTGTTTCGGTTTGATCTTGAGCAGTCGTTTCGGGTCCGGGTGGGCTAACGCCCAAGGCGATGTAAACGGCCTTGTTCGGGAGTATCCGAAACTCTGTGTATCTGAGCGGGCCCATGCGGTTTTCAGATACGTTCAGGCGTCGAAGCGCCCGGCGAACATTATGGCCAGCTGATTGCGGGCCGCAACCCATTCCCGGACGGCGCGGCCGCCCTTCTCGAAGTTGCGGATGGCCAGGAAGATCAGCTTCGTGGCAGCCTCCTCGGTCGGGAATGAGTGAGCTACTCCCCGATCCTTGGACAGCTTTCCGGCTGATTTAAGCTACTGCCTGTGCCTGCTGATCGGTTTCGCTGCTGTTGAAGTAGACCACGGCGGGCGGCTGCCCGCCATGGGCAGTGTGGGGTCGTCGATGGTTGTAGAAGTTGATCCAGTGCCCAATACCAACTTGGCCTGCGATCCTGTTTCCCAGGCGTGCAGATAGACGCATTCATACTTCAGGGATCGCCAGAGGCGCTCGATGAAGATGTTGTCGATGCAGCGTCCTTTGCCGTCCATGGAGATCCGGGTGCCAACGCGCTTCAGCCGATCAGTCCAGGCGAAGGACGTGAACTGTGAGCCCTGGTCCGTATTCATGATCCCCGGCGCGCCGAAGCGGTGGATGGCCTCATTCAACGCCTCGACGCAGAAGTCGGCCTCTAGCGTGTTGGAGATGCGCCAGGCCAGCACCTTGCGGGTGAACCAGTCCATGATCGCCACCAGATACAGAAAGCCCCGCCGCATCGGCAAATAGGTGATATCTGCGCACCAGACCTGACCGGGCCGATCCACCCGCAGCCCGCCCAACAGATAGGGATAGGTCTTGTGGCCCTTTCTCGGCTTGCTGGTGTTGGGCCTCTGGTAGATCGGCATCAGGCGCATGAGCCGCATCAGCCGCCGGATGCGTTTCTGGTTCACACCATGCCCCTCGTTCTGCAGGTGCCACGTCATCTGCCGCACGCCGTGGAAAGGAGCTTCCAGGAACTGCTTGTCGATCAACAGCATGAGGTCGAGGTTCATCGCCGTCTCGCCCTGCGGCGCGTAATAGAACGACGACCGCGAGATCGATAGCAGGCGGCACTGCGCCCCGACCGACAGGCTTGGGTGGTTCTTCTCAACCATTCCGCGCCTCACTTGCCGATCCAGGGCTTGAGCTTTCGTGACAAAAAATCGTTGGCGACGGCCAGCTCTCCGATCTTGGCGTGCAGGTCACGGACAGTTTCTTCGGCAACCTCGGCCGCTGCCGCAGCCTTGCCGCCCCGCTCGAAGATCCCTGCGGCACCCTCCAGAAGCGACCGTTTCCATTGATGGATCATCGTCGGATGCACGCCATATTCGGCGGCCAGCTCTGACACTGTGCGCTCCCCCTTCACGGCCTCCAGCGCCACACGCGCCTTGAACGCCGCATCGTGGTTCCTGCGTCTCGACATCTCTGTTCTCCTCGTTCTTGGAGACCAGCAGACTTCAGATCGTAGCTTCCGTCACTGTCCGATTTTCGGGGGGTAGCTCATTGGTCATGAGGTCTGTCTCCGGGTTGCCCGCAGAACTTGGCGGGGTGTCGGGATGATCAGTCAAGCAACCGATGCCACACGACCTGACCAACGCGGCGACGCGATGCTACTTTTGCACCCTTCGTCTTTGAAAAACGACAAACGCGGCAAGTAAGTTGACCAACGACACAAATGCGCTGATCCAAAATATTAGGATAGTCATTCGCGAAACCATCAAGCCAAGCGGCGTCCAGATCCTGTCAGCTTCAAAGTTCGCCGTGCCAATCTGCTCTAACTGCAAGAATGGACAACTATCATTAAAGAGAAGTTTTGCGTCGATTGTGCACACGAATCCGCGAGTGCCGAACTCGCCATTCGGCATACTGAATATCAGCATTGAATGCATTGACATATATAAAGCAAATGTCAGCAAAAGAAAAGCCAGCGCAATGCTCATTGTTCTTTCTATGCGATTACGCGGTGCCTTTTCTAGTTTCTGATATACAAAGACCAAAACTATCAGCTGAGCAATTGCAGTTATTTGCAAGACGCCGCCCGGCCACGCCGGCAAAATCTTAACTAAAGATGCCGCTAAGACTAACGCTGACGATGCGACGCCGGCAGCGACAATTCCTAAAAAAGACGTAAAGTAGTCACGGAAATCAGAAAGACCATTCATCGCCTTCACCTAGAACTTCAACTCACGATTTTCGTCGTCATCTGTGACTGTGAATTCCCTATAGATGACCTGCCCGGAGCTTCTGGTAACCCGCGCCCTGTAGGAACCCGCCAACGACGCATCACGGCCCAGAAAGTCTTTGACCGATGGGCATTGATCAACATTCCAAGGGTCCAGATTAGATTCTTTGCATATTCTGTAATCGAACTCCGTTATCAACTGAATGCGCGAAGTAGGCTCAATAAATGCAAACTTCACAGGCAGCTCGCCAGCACCGCATCCGTCCAAAATATATAGTGCAGCTGGTCGCTTTAGACGCTTCTTAAGCCATGCATCTCTAAGAACGGCGTTAATATCTCTTGATTCTAAACCGCTCGATTTTATATCTGCACGGAGCCTAAAGTCCGCGTCAATATAATTGAGATATTGATCGGTGAAAATACGCTCAGCTAGGCGAGATTCGCGCTTACCTATTGCCACGTCGAAATTTTTGTCCTCCGCCGATGCAAAAGTATAATATTGAACTCTATCTTCTAAAGGCGAAAATGGGTTCAGAGTGCATATATCAACAAACGCATAATCGAATTTTCCACCGCGAAGCTCGTCCGGGGTATAAGGCTCCATAAGAAAAGAGTTTTCCTCAGCCCATACGTAACCGCTATCCCAACTGCATTCCGATTCCAGACCGCAATCATCATATCGCCAAATCTGTTTCGGCGTAAACGAACCATAGAAGGGCGCAATGCCGAAAGACAATCCTCTGTCCGACTTCATATCCCAAAAATAGTTGAAATTGGCTATGTACCGTTCGCGCGGCGTCTCAGCATATGAACCGTCATCTTCAGCCACACAATTGGAGAGCAATGCAATCGACAAAACGGCAACACAAATACGCAC